TTGGCTTTGAGTACATCAGCGATACGGCAGCGCATACTGGGCGCTTTTACAAGCTGTATGCCGTAGCGGATGCGGTGATCAATACTGCTACGGTACAGAACGCTAGCGGCAACACGTTCAGCTCAGTGCCACTGAGCCATGGTGATTGCATTGAAGGCGTTTTTACGAGCGTGACTTTGACCTCCGGCAAGATCGTTGCTTACAAGATCTGACCATGGCATTTAAAGGACATCAGGCAAACGGGGTTGATTACACGCTTGGCGCTGAGGTCATCCATGATACCGTTGCCCATACTGGGCGGTTCCACCATATTGACTTTTACGAAAACACGCAGATTGATACAATCATCAGCACAAACATGACAGGCAACACTCTAAACGGTGAGTCATTCCCTGCAGGTTTTGAGCTGCGTGGATTGTTTACTAGCATTAGATTGCAGAATGGAGCCTGCATAGCCTATAAAGTCTGATGGCACTTGTTACGACGCTACGGAAGACTGCCAGCAAACTAATGGCAAAGTTTGGCGGGCAAGTAACGATTCGCGTGGTAACACCCGGAGCGTATAACACCACCACCGGCGCAATCACAGAGACAACTAGCGATACGACAGTACGCGGCATCCTAGAAGATGTTAATGCGCGTGAAGTCAATGAGCTGATTCAAGCAAGCGACAAGCGCCTGACGATTGCGGCGTTTGACGTGTCAAATGCGCCGACGACAACGGATCGTGTTGTGATTAGCAGCGTTAGTCACCAGATCATCAGGGTAGTTACGATTGAGCAGGACAACACGGCTGTCACTTACGAACTGATCCTGAGGGCATAGTGGCACGACGCATCAACCTATCGCAGATCGGCAGCTACTCACAAGAGAAGTACGAAAAACTGCTGCGGGCGGTTGTGTTTGAAACAGACAGCAGGCTGAAACAAGAAAGCCCTGTTGATACTGGGCGTTTTCGTTTGAGTTGGGCAATTAGCGAACAGGGTACACCCGGCTATGACGCGGGACCGCGAACTAGTCCTAGTGGTATCACACCGCCGCGCAGACTGGATTATCTAGTAGAACGAGCGGGCGGTGTATATCACATCCACAACAACTTGCCGTATGCCGAGCGCTTGGCTGGCGGCTGGTCTACACAGGCACCTGCCGGTTGGACTGATCGCATCGCCCGTGAGATGACGGCATGGGCACAGCAACAGGCTAGTCGCATCGGGAGGGAAGACTAATGGCAGCCGTCAACCTTAACACCATCCGCTCAACCATTGAAGGCAGGCTTGCTACTGAGTTGGCATTAGTGCCACCGATACCGGTTGTGTTCCACAATCAACCTTCAACCCCAACGCCTAACAGCTCCTTTGTTCAATGTCTTGTCAGCTTTGGCAACAATAACTTCCTGACGATGGGTGGCACCACTGGCAGCAGCAACAGTGTCATCGGTGTCATCGTCATGAATGTCTTTACGCCAAAAGGTGTTGGACCTGGCGCAAATTTGACGATTGGGAAACGGATTCGTGACCTTTACAATAGGCAAGTAGTCAGTGGCGTTCATTTTGATCCGCCTACTGGACCCGAGGTGGTGGCATCGCCAGCTCCAGAGGGTTACTTCCAAACACAGGTCAGATTGACCTTTGAAACCTTCGAGGATCTCTAACCATGGCTTTCTACCGGGGACAGCAAGGCAGCGTCAAGTTTGATGACGCAGGTACAACTGCCGTAGCCATTACCAGCACCCGCTCATGGTCTTTGACCGTTGAGAAGGAATCGCTTGATACCACCGCTTTGGGCGCTACTTATCGCGCCAACGTCGGCGGCTTGATTAGCGGTTCTGGCACCTGTGAATTGCTTTACACAGCAAGCAGTTCAGACGAGACTAATGCGTTTATTGAGATGGTAAACACTGCCACCGATGAAGGTTTGGCTCTGTTTGAACTATTCCTTGACACCACCGGCACTAAGAAAATCAGCTTTGATGGTGTGATTACCTCGGCTGAGTACTCCGCTACTGTTGGTGAAATTGAAGTGATCACAGTCAACTTCGTGACCAACGGCGCCATCACTCTGGACATCTGATCATGGCTTTTTATCGCGGTCAACAAGGTACTGTCTTTTTTGACAAGGCTGGTAGTGGCGGTCTGTCTGAGATCGCAGCAGTGCGGTCATGGTCAATGACCGTAGAGAAGGAATCGCTAGACGTAACCGACCACGGCGACACGTATCGTGCCAATGTGGGTGGTTTGATCAGTGGTTCAGGCACCATTGAGTTGATGTACGACGCGCCTAGTGCTGGCGACAAACTTGACCTAATCAAGGATGTCAACCAAGCCACAGACGAGGCTGATGCGGCTTTTGAGTTGTACTTAGACGAAACTGGCGGTAAGAAAATTACGGGCACCTTGGTGGTGACAGGCTCTGAATACAGTGCTACGGTTGGCGAGCTAGAGATTGTGACGGTTAACTTTGTCACCTCTGGCTCTCTTAACCTAGCCATCTAATGCCTTCAGCTACGCCTCGCGCCGTTGACCTGCTCACTGGCGCTTTTGACCTAAACCAGCGCCGTAAATTCAGCGTCACCAATGATGCTGGCGAAGCGGTGCTGGTTTTGTATTTCAAACCTATCACCCGCGCTGATCGAAAGCGTGCAAGCAGCCTTGCTGGTTCTGAGGAGGCTTTAGACATCAGCACCCAGATGCTATGCCAAATGGCAGAGCTGGAGGATGGCACCAAAGCATTTGCGTCGGCTGATGCTGTCAAACTTCAGCGAGAATTGCCTGAGCGCGTACTTAACGACTTAGAGCTGTTCTTGTTTGGGCTTGGTGGTGACGGCAACATTGACGAAGCAAAAAACGATTAGAGGAAGACTCGTGGCTGTTTTTTGAGTTCTTCCTAGCAACAGAACTTGGCATGACCGTAAGCCGATTACGGGCTGAACTGACTGAAGCCGAGTTCGTTTATTTCGCCGCTTTCTACGAGGTTAAGAACAAGCGCGAAAGGGCTGAGATAGATAAGGCGCGTTCACGGAGGTAGACTATAAGCTCAGGGAGGGTTTGCTGTGGCTGTTTCGGTCGTTGACGTACAAGTAAACGCCCAAGGCGCCGTACGCGGGTTAAATCAAGTCAATATTGCGTCCAGAGCTGCAGAGGCTGGTGTTCGCAGCCTTAAGGGTGCAGTCCTTGGCTTGACGGCAGGCTTTACGGCTTTGTCAGCAATTCGATTAGTTGTTGGTAAAACTGCAGAACTAGAAAAACAAACGCGCAGTCTTCAAACACTTACCGGCAGTGTTCAAGAAGCAAAAAGGATCATTTCTGATTTGCAGCAGCTAGGGGCTGTTACTCCGTTTACAAGTGCCGAACTGATTGATGCCGCAAAAAGGCTACAGGCATTTGGCGTAGAGGCTAAAAATGTTGTAGAAACGACCAGACGCCTTGCTGATGTGTCCGGCGCAACTGGCGCCGAGTTGCAAGGACTAGTTACAGCTTTTGGTCAAGTTCAGGCAAAAGGCAGATTGCAAGGTGAAGAGCTATTGCAATTCCAAGAACGCGGGATTGCGCTGCAAGAGGAATTGCGGCGTATGTATGGAATGACTGGGCAGGAGTTCCAAAAGGCTTTGGGTAAGGGTCGAATTAGTGCTGAGGCGGTTGAAGTTGCCATCATTAATTTGACAGACAAAGGCGGCAAATATGCAAATGGTGCGATTGCTCAATCTACTACGTTGGAGGGCAAGTTTAGCACACTAACTGATGGCGTCGATGAAATTGCAAGAAAAATTGGGCAAACGCTTCAACCTGCACTTAAAGAAATACTTGACTTGGCAATTCTTGTCATCAATAAAATCAACGAAGCGCTGGCTGGACCTGATTACAAAAAAGCCAACGACAGACTTTTCAATACTCGGGCAACAATTAAGGAGTTGACACTTGATATTGAGGCTGCAGAGAAGGCTGGTGTTGGCATGGCTCAAGGGCTTCAGATTCAGGGCGTGGATGGTCAGGTACTTGCTCCATCTGTGCCTGTTTTGCCGCGTATGAAAGCGGATCTTAAGACTTTGCAAAAGGAAGCGAAAACACTTGAAGAACGACTGAGCGAATTAAGAAGAGCAGCGGCACCGTCAAAAGCAAAACCAAAACCAGAAACACCGGAACTTTTGTCTGGCGTAGATCCGACGGCGAAAGGGCGCACAAAAAAAGAACGCGAAAGCCAGGCTCCTGAACTGACACGTGAACTTGGCTTATTACAACAGCAGACACAGTTGCAAGGTTTGCTTGCTCAAGCTGCTTTGGCTAAAAACAAAGAGGATGAAATTCGCCTGCAAGGTATCGGTCGAGAGACTGAACTTTTGTATCAAGCCCTTGCGATTGAGCAAAGCTCGGTCCCATTAAAGGAAAAACAACTTGGGGCGGCTAAGATTGCTGAACAGCTAGCTCAAAGTCAAATACAAACAGCGCGAGAGCTTGCTTTGTTAGACCTACAGCAACGCGAAACTGGCTTCGAAAGAATTTCTAATTTAGAGGATGAGCAAAAACTTCTCCTTGCAAAACTGCAAGGCACAGAAGCTGAAGAGATTTTAAGGCAACAGTTGCGTGATATTATGAAAGATACAAAAGGATTAGACGAAGGGCAAGTCAAGGCACTTCTGGACCGCAACAATGCCCTAAAGCAACAAGTTGAAGCTGCCACTCAACTTAAACAGCTTTATGCCGACATTGGCATGTCCATTAAGGACGGTGTTGTTGGCGCTATCCAAGGCGCCATTGATGGCACAAAGAGTCTGCAAGAGGTCGCCACTAATTTGTTGAGTAACATAGCCAACAAGTTGTTGGATGTAGCTGTCAACATGGCACTATTTGGAGCATTATCGGGCACTGGTACTGGCGGCGGCTTGCTTGGGGGATTATTTAAGCGAGCCGGTGGCGGCTCTGTCATGGCTGGTCAAGGTTACCTCGTTGGCGAACGTGGTCCTGAACTGTTCATGCCAGGTCGCAGTGGTGGCATTGCTCCTGCTGGCAGCTTTGGTGGCGGCACTAACATCACAGTGAATGTTGACGCCAAAGGTAGTAGTGTGCAGGGCAATGCCGGTCGTGGCGATCAACTCGCTAGGGCTGTTGCAATGGCTGTACAGGCAGAATTGATTAAACAGAAGCGTCCCGGAGGCATCCTCGCTTAACCATGGCAACCTTCAATTACACGCCAGATTATTCGGCACAAGAATCAAGCAATCCTGCTGTCAATACTGTCAAACTT